GCGTTGGCAACCATTGAAGAATATTCGTGGGTGAACAAAGCAAAGATCACAGCACAGCACGCGGTTTTAGAACTCGCATAAATCTCACATCTCCTTGTTGAGGCTTGGATGCCACCCCTTAATCGGGGTGGTATTCTTGTTTTATGGATGAAGGAGAGTGGGACGACTTCAAGGGCGAAAAGATAGAACTCCCACCTGTAGCGATACCCAAAGACCTATTAAACGAACTAGCAGAGTTTGTGCAGAATGCACTAGCAAAGGAGAACAAACTTATGAGCCTCACTACTGAAGTATTAGACGAACTGTACCGAGAGATCAACGACGAAGACGCAACCGCCTCGCACATCATTTCCTATATTCAACGACGACACCATTGGGATGTAGAACTACTCGCCGAACGCCAAGATGTGGACAACATGCTGATGCAACGGTTCAACATTTTTGACGAGCACATGTGGGACAAAGTTATGAACACATCAGCGATCTCGGACCTACATCACGAAACCTACAAACTGTCACAAAAATACATTGCTTTAGCCATCAGGGAAGTGTTGGCTAAGGACGGGACTGCTGAAGAACCTGCGTTCTAATCTAGATCCGAGTCATCAAGAGGGTCGCCCTCAATCATGTCAAAAGTTGCTGTGAAACGAGTTCCTTCTTCGTTGTCAATAGATACGACTTTGAAGCCAAGCGAATCAAGCATCAAATCAGCCACACCACCCATGTCGTCTTCAAATGTTGCGACTTCTTCGTCGGTTGTTTCATCATCAACTGCGAGGGACACGAGTATCTCCATCAGGAGGTCACGGACTTTGAGGCGGGTTTCTTCAGGTGTAAACATGGTTGCAATACTAGTCCCGCGTCGGCTATAGTTCTTGTAACTACCCAACCAAAAGGGTTGGGATTTACACTAGGAGGATCCGAAGTGAGTGCATCACCCGTGACGCTGGTTGGGAATCTAACCGCAGAACCAGAACTGAAGTTTCTGCCAACAGGAGTTGGTAAGTTGTCTTTCAGCATCGCAGTAAACCATTATTGGACTGACACAGATGGTGAAAAGCAGGAGAAAACCTCGTTCTTCAACATTGTTGCTTGGCGCAACCTCGCCGAAGACGCAGCGAATGTCCTTGCTAAGGGCGTTCGTGTTGTTGTAACGGGACGGTTGGAACAACGCTCGTGGGACGACAAGGAAACAGGAGCGAAGCGTTCAACAGTTGAAGTTCTTGCTGACAACATTGGTTTGTCGGTTGGGAACATTGACTCTTTCGTACGAAAGCAGAAGGCTGAAGGTCAAAGCGGTTCATTCACACCGAAGGCAAAGACCGCACCCGCATCTGCGCCTGCACGCAACAAGCCACAGCCGATGGCTCAGGTTCAACTTGAAGAAGAAGAGGCTTGGTAGAAGCGGATAGCCCCGCTATCGGATAACTTCCTCACCAATAAGTGTCACCCGTGAGTGCACTTGGTGAGGTTATTCCGCTGTGATTATCCATCTCGTATCAACTTTGGATGCGAGATCGGTGAGTGCTTTTTTGCTGTCTTCGTTGGTGTTGCACTGTTTGTAGAGTTCTATTGTCTCTTCATCTACTGCGAAATCTGTTTCATCTCCGTTTGCTGTTGAACGACTTACTACTATGTCTCCGACTAGTAGTTGCCCGAATAGGTAGGACATTGCGACATTCGGTTCTTGTCCGAGTAGTAAACCTTCGTCGTGGACATATGCGTGCATGTCTTTGCGTGAAGGGTGTCGGACGATATCAAACCATCCGCCAACCATGTGGTGAACCATGATGTGTGCGTCTGTTACGGGAAGGTCTATGTGTCGCACCTCTCCGTTTGCTTTTACTAGTAATGCTGATGTCATTATGACTCCCTAATTGTGTGGTCGTATTCACGGTCTTGATTTTCAAGACGGATTGGTAGATAGAAATCGTTCATTGTGCGCTTGATGTACGGATTGCGTAGACCCGACCAAGAGACTTTTACGCCGTTAGGAACATACGCTGTGAACCATTCAAATGCTTCTGCGCTGTTCTCAAATGGACCGTAGAACTTTTCTGTTCTATCGTATGAAAGCGTTGCTATAAGTGGTGAGTTGAGATAGTAGGTATCTAGATACTCTCGCATCTCGTCAAGTGTTTCAAGAATCATTTAGCCTCGTTCGTTGGTAATGCTATTTGGATAGTGCCTGTTTTGGTGTTGTGTGCAATTACTTTGTCGTCCTGTACGAGCAGGGTGATATCACCCGAATACTCGTAGAAGAAGTCACCGAGGTCTACCGCACCGCATTTTGTATCTGCTACATATTGTGCGTATGCGAGTAGACGATCGGCTTCTGTCTCGTATTCGTCCGTAGGGCGTTTGGGGGGCATTTGTTCTTTAGGTTTACGCATTAGTATGTGTAATTTCCTTCTAACAAACGATTGAACTCCTCGCCGTAATACTTGAATGAATGTGAAGACACACTCTCTGCTAGTTCGTTTTCATCAACGCCTAGTTCAAGGATAAGTACGCTTTCTGCACCCATGGTGTCACGACCGAGGACGCTTACTTCGGTTTCTCCGTCCATCCAATCCACCCGTGTGTGGTGGTGTCCACAGATGTGAAACTGTGGTGTCACCTTGTCAAGTATTTCCTTGACGAGATGTCGTTGTGCGATAGATACTTGAATGTCGTCCTTGTATGTGATCTTTTCACCATTGTTGTACGGTGCTTCGTGCGTCATGAGGATGTCAACGGGTTCGTCGCTGAGTAGATCAACATCAAACGGGTTGATGAGTTCACCTCTCCACCATGAGTCACCTTCTACACGGTCTAACCAATCCACTGAGTACGCACCGCCATAACCCATGAAGGTTGTTTGACCGATTTGGAAACGACATCCACGAGGGATGTATTGCAACCATTCGCTAGGTGTTGGGATTGGGTCGTTCTTTCCGTACTTGTCGGTTAGATCACGAAGTAGATCATGATTTTCGTGGTTGCCGTCAATCCAAAGGAACTTGATTTGTGCTTCCTCTGCGAGTTTTGCTACACGGTTTACGAATTGCTTTCCGAATGGACGGTGCACCCAATATCCGAAGTCGCCCACCGAGATGATGTGCGTTACTTCGTTCTTTTTTGCGTGCGAGATTACCCACTCTGCGTGTCCCATGTTTCCATGGATGTCGCCTGCGAACATTACGACCTGTTTGGTCTGTTTAGTGTTTTCTAGTTGTTTCATATATATAAGTATATACCCGTATGGTTATATTGTCAACCCCACAAATGCCCTATTTTTAGCGGTTTTCGCTGATATATCCCAAAGTAAGGTAGTGTATTCATATGGCTGAAACACCCACCCCACAAGAACTAATCTCCCGAATCCCTGAGGATTTCGTTGACTTGGTTGGTCGCTTCATCGGGGACTCCGACATCAACACCGATTTAGAAGAAGTCAAAGAACTGATGCCCGCTAGTCCCGTTGTGTCGCTAATCGCTAACCAACTAGGCATCAACACTGAGCCCCTCCCAACAAACGAGTTGGATCAGGCAAAAGCGTGGCTAGATGAGCAAGCATCTTGGCAGGACAGGTCGGTTGCAGTGCAAAAGAAACTTGCAGAAAAAGCCCCCTTCGGCGAACAAGAAGCACTAAAAGGTGAAATCCCCTTGTGGATGAACGCAAAATGGGCTCCGATGCTGTTATTTCAATGGTCAGACGGATTGCGTGACGCAGTTCTACAAGCAGAAGAATATGTGGAAGAGGTTTTATGAGTGAAATCAACGACAACCTAGAAGTAGCGATGAACAAAGTCGCCGAAGATTTGGTTCCAACCCGATCGCGTTCTGTTGGGAAGAAGAAAAAAAGTGAAGACGGGACTGAACTTTCTTCAACAGCACAAGAACAGGTTTTATTCCGTGCAACAACTGAAGACAAACAGAAGTGGGAAGAATGCGCCAAACATTTGGGTATTTCCATGGCTGAGTTCCTTCGTGTTTCCGCAAACGAAAAGGTTGATAACACGATGAAAGGTTGCGAGCATCCGCTTTCTTTCCGTCGTTCATTTCCGTGGATGGAAGAATGCCTGAAGTGCGGTGTTCGCCTCCGCAACGACGACCAAACAAATCATCAAAACCGTCGCTAAGCAGTGAAGCCCCGCAAACCAATAAAACGGTCGCCACTCAAACGATCAACTAAGCCGATCAGGCAGAAGTCGGCAAAGCGGTTGGTTGCTGATGTGGATAGGCGCATCTTTGTTGCGATGATGCTGAACAAACACCCGTATTGTGTTGCGTGTCCTGTGTTCGCTGAACATGATGGTCTTGTGACTTATGTGCGTCGCCCATCTCAGGATATCCATGAACTTATCCGTCGTTCTCAGGGTGGTTCTACTGTTAGTGAAACTAACTGTATTGCTGTGTGCCGTCCGTGTCATACACGAATTGGGGAGAATCCGCAGTTAGCCTTTGACTTGGGGTTAGCAAAACACTCGTGGGAGTGAAAGGGGATTTATGTTCTTACTGCTGTGGTTTATCAAACTGATGTGGGTTATCACTTTTGTATCAGTTGTTGCGTTGCTGTCTGTACTTGCGATGATACTGATAGCCGACTTGAAGGGTTCATGGTATTGGAAGAAACGGGGTTGGTAATCACCCGTAAGCACCCGTAACGCTATTTGCGTTTACGACCGTGCCTTCGTTCGTATGCAATGCCTATGCGATAGATCCATACGCCTGCCACGATCAACACTAAGCCCGTAACGATATTCATTATGCTTTGCCCTTCTTGCAGAAGTCAATGTATTTGGTCATTACGAAGTCTACAAACTCTGATCGTATGGTCGCTTCACCATCGTCAATCATGGTGAACTCAGGTAAACCATTGTCGTTGTAAACATATTTCACACACTTGCCTGCACTACCCCCGTGATACCCGTAGGTCGCTACAGTCAATGCTTCTGACACAGGTGTATCAGGGTTGTTCTTGTACTCACGCTCTAGATCACCTCTCTGATAACCCGTGAGACTCTCCAACTTTTTGAGACGAACATAACTATCTACAACGATACTTACAGTGTCAAACTCATCTAAACCGTCATTGTATGCGTCACTCAACACTGTAGGTAACGACTCAAAGGGGTGACCATTGAGACCACTCTGACGACACTCAAATAGGTCGCCCTTCTGAAACACAACGAATGACTGCATATCAGTAATGCCATTATCCTCTGTGCATATCTCTGTCTTACGAAGTTGTGCGATCTTTACGATCTTCTCTGCCTCTATGTCTATGTCCATCATTGTTATACCCGTGTGCTCCTTTTGCGTGTGATCGCACGACATGCTGTCAATGCTTGCTCTCTAGTGTCATGTGTAGACAACGGCATATTGCCACACTGTGTGTCTATTACTAGCCACTTAGTGGAAGGGTATCTATCAGGTGATATGTCGTATCTGTAGTTCATTGTGCTCCTATAAGTAGGACGATCATGGCTATTGCCATTGTTGCTATGCCTAGTAATGCATCTGCTGTCATGTGTCTAACTATATAACAGTACAGAGTATATGTCAAGTATCACCCGTAGCCACCCGTAGCCACTATTTCTCAACAGTCCACCTCATACCAAAAGCCCTACGCCTAGCATTAGCCTCCAACTTACGAGACCTCTCAGGCTCAGGCAACAACTCATACAAAGCAACACGCTGACGATTCTTACGCTCACGCTCATACTCCCTACGCCTCTCACGCTTAGCCTTCGTATCCTCACGATGACACCGTTGCCACTCCCTATGATCTGAAATGTTTTTGTAAGGCACAACACCCCCTATACAAAACAAAAACAATAAAAACAATCACAACACTTGCAACAACATTCTCAAAGTTCGTCACAAACACAAAATGCAACAACTGCAAAACCCAATACACAGCAACCATCACAAACAACAAAGGCACAAGCACACGCATCACAAAACCCTTACAACATAAGGGTTGTATGACAGTGACAGCAGGTTACTAAGCGGGGCTGTCAACCTTTTGCACTCTCTCTGTAGCCGGGGGCGGTCATGCGACATATTTTTTGGTTCCGTTTTGTTTTTTAGGTTTATCTGTCGGGGGTCTGTTGGGGTGTGTCTGCGTGGTGGATCATGTTTAGGCAGGTGAGGTAGCCGATTGTGTCTAGGAGTGTGTCGTGGTGTAGTTGTCCTGCTTCTAGGTTGGTGCGTAGTCGTGCGAGTTTGACGGAGACCATGAAGAGGATTGCTTCGTTTATTGTTAGTTGTTTTCCTGTGAGTGTTTCAAAGATGTTGATGACTTTTGTGTAGTCGTCTTTTGGGTGTCCGTATGTGTTTTGGCGGTCTTGGTTTACGATTTTGTAGGCTTCTTGGAGGATTTCGGTTCCGGGTGTGGGCGTATTTTTTTGTGTGTTGGTCATGGTCGTTTAGGTTTATTTGTTCTGGGACTGTTGGGGGAGGTTTTTCAAAATTTTCGCGCGGCGTTTCTCATTTTTTTGGGCTTGTACGCTGATCGCGTCTTTGGGGAGGATGCCTGCACCGATTCCGGCTTTAACTATTTTTTTGTGGAATTTGCGTTGCTTTTTTGCTTGTCTTGCGTCTTCTCGGCGGAAAGCCCTGTAAGCAGTTTTTTGTATGTCTTTCGGTAGGTATTCGGTGACGGTTTGCGGATCGTCACAACATTTTTCTTGCAAGAGGAGGTCTAGAAGTGCGTGGATTGTTTTTTCTTGTTTTTTGATTTGGTTTTTTGGTTTCTTGGGAATGGCTGGTAGTTTTTGCATGTTTGTGTTGCTCCTTTTATAGGTGTGTTAGTTGTTGTTCGTTTAAGGTAAGTCGTGGACCATAACCGTAGTCGGTTTTTTGGGCGTTTGCAAAAAAATGTTCGCGGCTTGTTCCGCCGATTATTTGGAATTGGGTGTTTGTGCCGATGTTTTCCCATTGGTTTTTGGGTTGGTTGCACCATACGACTATGCATTGTTCTGTGTCGGGTTTCCATAACCCATATTTGCAGTGTTCAGGGTCGTTGATGATGAGGTCTTTTTGGGATGATGTTTTGATCTCGGTTTTTTTGTTGTTTATGGTGGTGTCAAAGCCGTTGTCTGCGCCTACATAGATTTCCCAATCTATTTCGGTGTTGTAGTAGCGGGAGATGATTACTTCTCCTGCTTTGCCGAGCATGATGATGCCTTTTTCTGTTGCATCTTTGGTGTATTTGCGGTCGGTTACTTGGTGTTCGTTTTTGTTTGCTTTGCAGAGGTCGGTAAATCTGCGTAGTTGTAGCACTTCTCGGGCGGTGAGGTGCATCAACGGATATTTAGTAGCGGTTTCCATCTCGTTGTAGTTTATCTAGCAGGGGGCTGTTTTGCTATCTCCACATATTTTTCGTCTATATCGTATCCGATATATTTTCTGCCTAGTTTTTGGGCTGTTGTTGTGGTTGTCCCTATCCCATTGAAGGGGTCTAGGACAATGTCGTCGGGTTGTGTGGTGAGAAGGATGCAGTTTTCTACTAGTTGTGTTGGAAATGGTGCGGGATGGATTGTTTGCCGTTGTGGTGATATATCCCATATTTCGCCAAGATATTTGGTGTCTATGTTGTCACGGAATGTTTTCGGCTTGTCTTTGGATAGCCAGTAGATGTGTTCGGTGTTTGGTAGCAGGTGGTCTTTGCGTATGTTGGGGCTGTTTTTGCGGTTCCATATGATCAGTTGATATATGTGTGCGTTTGTTTTGTGGATGAATTCTGTGGGTAGCCGTGATTGGTTGTTGTGTCGGCGTGGTTTGTGGTTAAAAAAGATGGATCCGTCGGGGGTGATTACACGGTGTAGTTCGTTGATTATTTCTATTATCCAGTTTTGGTATTCGTTTTCTGGCATGTTGTCGTGGTATTCGTTGTAGTCAATATTGTGTTTTTGCCAGATTTGGTTGCTGTTTTGTGT